GGGTGCTGTTGCCATAGGTAAGCGAGGTGGCGGTTATCGCCAGCGCGTTCCCCGATGCGTCCGAAACCGACGATGCCGCTGCTCTCGGCATGAAGGTGACATCCTGCCAGTACGGATCGTAAGTCGTCGGCAGCGCGGTGAACAGGTTGGCGGGCGGCGTGAAGTTGGCGGTGTACTTGGCGAAACCGTGGATGGCCGCTTGGTCGATGTAGACGGTGCCGGTTGCGCCCGTGCTGCCGCCGCCGCCGCCGATGCCGCCGCCGAAGCTTGCGAAGCCGCCGCCGCCAGAGCCGCCGCCTGCGCCGACGACAAGGCGGCGATCGTCTGGGTGGTCATGGATTGAACGGTGGTCAGATAAGAGGCGGGATTAAGCCCGGAACCGACCGGAACGCTGACCACGTTGACCAGCGCGGCGGCCAATTGCTGCACCTCCATGGTCAGATAGTCCAGCGCGCCTTCCAGCACGTCCGGGTAGAAACCGCCCTGGTTGACGATGCTGGTGTTCTGCACGAACGGCACCACCCGGCTGATGGTGATGGTGACGCCGTTGCTAAGCGCGCCGTTTAACGTCACCGTTCCGCCGGTGGACGAACCGATGCCGGACACGGAATAACTGGACGATCCCATAGCGGTCACCACGACGGGCGACTGAGTGGTGTCGGTCAGCGTCACCACCAGATGGGATGCGCTTAAAACTTCGAAGGCGAACGGGAACGACACGGTCGATCCATTGCCTTGATAGCTGACCGTGGATGTTGAGGCGGAAAGAGTCATGGTTGTCTCCGGACAAACGGACTCGCTTCCGTTCCCATTCGGGAGCGGGCGGGTCGTCAAAGAATGAAAAGCGGAACGGTTGGTGGATTGTCTGGCGATCAATTCGCTTTATGGGCGGACGTCACCACATCCCGTCGACTTGGTTCGCGAGATTAAGACCGGCGTTCGCCAATCCCGTATTGGCCGACAAATCGGACAGGTTGGACTTGTACTGGTCCATCTGCGATTGGGCGCCTTGATTCATGGCTTGGGTCGCGTATCCGTAGGCCTGATTAAGGGTGTTGTTCTGAATGTTCTGCGCATCCAGATTGCTCAGCATCGCGTCCGAATCCAGGACGTTCAGGGGCGAACCCGAGGACAAGTCCAAACCGTTGGCGGCCATCTGCGCCTTGGCGGCCCCCAGGGCCGAGGCATTCTTGATTTGTTGCTGATACAGGTTTCGTTGGCCTTGGTTGATGGCGTTCTGCTCGTTTGTTTGGGCAACCACTTGGTTGTCTTGGGCAATTTGGGCTTGATAACTTTCCAGTTGCGATTGTGCCTGTTGCTGGGCGTTCTGATTGAAAAGCTGCATTCCGGCGCCGATGGCGCCAAGTCCCAAGCCGACGGGGTCTGGAGAGCACATGGGTTAACTCCTCATTTCAAAAGGGTGAAACAAAAGATTGAACGGTCCGTAAGGGATGGCGGGCTTGACCGTGAATCCCAGCCATTTCAACCAGCGGATCGAGGTCCGGTTTCTGGCGTCGACGAAATTGGCCAGGATGGGGTGCTGCTCGGCGATTTCCTTGATATAGCGGCGGCAGAGTCGCAAAGCCGCGGTTCGGTGGATTTCGATTTGCGGCCCGCTCAGCAACCAGGGAATGCCGTGTCGGCACCAGGGCGAGGCGGCGGCGACGCCGAACATGACGAACGGAACGCCGTCGATCAGCCCCGTCCAAGCCAGGGTTGAAAACGACAGCGAAATGTCCAACGCTTCGTGTGGCGTCGCCAAGGTGGCGGCCCAAATTTCCTGACGGTCTGCCGGACGAAGACAATCGGCCACGGCGTCCAAGTGATCGCGATTGGCGATGACGATCTCAATTGTTGCCAAGATAGACCTCCGGAATGATCGCCAGAATCGATGCGGGCAAAGGGTTGTCTTGCCGGATCCAAAGATTGGCGTGTGTGTCCCAAGCGGGTGGGATATGAACGTGTTCGTCCCCGGTGGTCAGGGAAACGGCTTGGCCATAGGTTTGGTTGGAACGTTCCTTGATTTCCACCAGGGTGGTCAGGTCGTGTCCGGCTTTAAGACCGCGGCTGTTTTCCAAGCGCAAGGTTACCGCGCTGATTTTTTTGCGTTTGCCTTGAATTGTCGGTGCGGCGATTTCCAGATCCAAAGTTTGCAGATCGGCGGAATAAGGCAAACCCACCGTGATGATGCTGGCCGGATGTTGCAGGGTGATCGATCCGTTGGCGACGGTCAAACCTGTAACCACGTTTCCGTCGGCCAAGGCGACGACGCTGGCGCCGTCAAGGTGATCAAGTCCGTTGACGGTGGTGACCGGCGTCCCCGAATATTGTCGGCCGCAATCGACGAACCAAGCCTGCGTAACGTCGGCCGCGCCGTTGGTCAGAAAGTTCCGGCTGTGCAGGCGTTCCACGTACTTTACCGGGTTGCCGCCGTTGATGCCGGGGATGGCGCGGCTGACCACCATATAGACGCTGTCTTCCTGGCCCTCCGGGATCGAGGCGATGGACAGAAACGCGCCCTGGGTATCATGTCTGGTCCAGGCATAGACGTCCTGCTCCTTCAAATAGGTAAAGCCCAGAAGGATGCCGTCCTCGCGCACCGCCCACACCATGTTGAACGGGTCCTCGGCATAGGCCCATTCCAGGATTTGGTGACCGAAGAACAAATGGGGCGACATCACGGTCATGTCGCTGCCGGTAAAAACGTCGGCATAGAAATTGTAGGCTAGGTCCCTGACTTTGGCGCCTTTGGAACTGACGTACAGAATATCGTAATTGATGATGATCGGCGGCACGTCGGCGCAGCCGTTATAAGCCTGGGCGGCGGCGGCGGCCGTTGACGGCGTCAGCGCGGCGCCTTGGGCGGCCCCCGAAATCTTGAAGGCTCCGCTGTCGGTCAAAGCCAGCAGCGCGTTGACCGATACCAAATGGGTTATGGCGTTGACCTGTCGGGAATTGATGGTGATGGTGATGGCGTCCGACCCTTGGGACGGGGTCGAGATGTCCATGTTGCCGAACGCGCCGGGTTGGCTCATCCACAGGGTCGACGGATGAGCGGCGCTGCCCGCGAAGACCTTGCGTTGCTGGAAATAGGTCACGACGCCCGGATTGTTGCCGCTGCCGAACGGGTTTCGCGGCTGCGGAGGCGTTTGGGTGAAATCCGGGCCGATATTCATATCGGTGAATTTGGTTCCGTTGGCCGTTCCGATGTAACCGTACACTTCCCCGCCCACATATGGGTTTCCCGAGGAGGATTGATAGAGCGGACTGGTTTTGTAGACGCGGTAATAATCGGCGCCTGCGACGGCGGGCCAAGTCAGCACGTTGCTGACTCCGGTATTTTGGTTAAGCTGCTGCCAACCGCCGACGGTGGTAATTGCCGACGCTTGGCTTTCCTCGCCGGTGGCAAGAGAACAGGCGGTCACCTGATACGAATACCACCAATTGCTCGATCCTCCGTTGTTTTGCTTGACCGTCGGGGCGGCGGGCGAATTGGTGGTCGGTTGAAAAGTGATTGGATTCAAGGTCCATGCCCAGTGTTGAGTGCGGGTCAAGTCCATCGGCGCATAGGATGTGTGGCATACCGTCAATACATCGGCGGATTGAACGAACTTAAGCAAAGCCAGATCGGAACCGGCATAGGGCGTGGTCAGGGTGAAGATGCGCGCCACCGTGCCGCCCGCCCTGGAGGCGACGGTTGGTCCGGGATTGCCGTCCAGATCGTTGACCGTGAACATTGTCGGGGAAAGAACCGTGGCGACGACCCATGACCGATTGTCCAACGCCGTGCCGGTGCCGGTGAAAAACACCCAATCGCCGACGGTGTAACTTTCGGTGGCGCCGGTTACGGTTGTCGACGATGTGCCGCCGATGACGACGATGGGCGCGGATGGCTCCAGCACGTAGCCGCCGTTCATGATCACTCGCATGTAAAGGTGGCCGAATTCCAGGATATAGGTTTGCAAGGTGTTGAACTGAAACGGGACCAATCGCACCGGATTGGCATTATCCTTGACCCGTCCGATAAACTGGGTGCCGGGCCGGTTGGCGGCGCCGCCCGAGGACAGCACGAAGAAATTGCGCAAGGTTTTCGCGCCGACGTGATATTTCGCCAGATCGACTCTCGACCACAAGGCGGGGGCCAGTTCGCCGGCGGCGAAACTGGGCTGAATGATGATTTGCGGCATGATGGTGTCTCCGTTATTTCCATTCGGCGCGGACGTGCCCGCGCGCGGCGATCCAATCGGGCAGGGGGTCTTTGATGGCAAGGCCTTCATTGGCGTCGTAGGCGCGGCTGGCGGCGACGGATTGCGAGGCCATTTGCACGGCGTATTGCGAAAGCGCCAGATCGCAGCACAGGGCGTTGGCCAATTCGGCGGCGATCATCCACGACAGGGCCTCGATGAAATGCGCCGGAAACAGGTCCGGGGTGACGATCCGGGCGGTGAAGATCAGTTCCGCCTTGGGAAAATCGCACAAGATGACCTTGAATGGATTGCCTTGCTGGTCCGCGTCCCCCGAGATGGTAAAGGGGATATGGTCCGAGGACCGACCTGAACCGTGGATTTTTTTGGCTTTCAGGCAATTGGCCGGATAAGCGTAGCGGTGGCGCCATCCGATCGGCGGCGATCCCAAATCGGCCAGGACGACGCGCTGCGATGCGAACGTCCACGGATGGGAAGACAGCAGCAGATCGCGCAGCATCGCGTAAACATGCGCGCAGGCGTTCGATTCGGTGCTGCCCTCGGTCAGCGACGATATGGTTGACCGGGTGCCCAGGCGCAGCAGGGCAAGATTGCAAATATCTACTTCTGACGTCATGGCGATGGTCCCGAAAAAATGGCGGAGTTTCCGTAAGGGAAACTCCGCCCAAGGCTGGAGAAGTGCTTACTTGGTCAGGTCGTCGATGGGATCGACCTTGCCGGGTTTGACGTCCTTGGCCGCTTTTTTGGCGGCCTCGTCCACCGGGGTCCAGTGAGGACCGGGTTTGATCTCGTCGGCGACGACGATTTCCTGGCCGTCCTGAACGATCTGCCCGTCGATGAACGAGGTTTCGGTGATGATGTATTTGGCCATGATTGCTCCTGTTAGTTGGCTGGATTGAAGCCGGACGCGTAAGCGGTCGGGTTCGGACGGTTCAGGACCAGCGCCGCAAGCACCTGACCGGCGGTGAAGGGGCCGCTGGCGACCACGTAGTTAAGGCGCAGATACCGACCGATTCCCGCCGTCTGGGCCGGTTGGTCGGTGGGCAGGTCGATGCCCAGAATTTGGCGGCCCACGGTAAGATTGGCCACGGCGATCGGGCTGCTTTCGGCCAGGGTGCTCCAGGTGATGTTGTCGACGCTGGATTGGATATGCACGTTCAGCGTTGCGGCGCCGACGGCGGCGAAGCTTTGCTGAATGACGATTTCGATTTTGGGAATGTTGTCGCCGACTCCCATATCCCGTGGGCCTCCCAAATCCAGGACGTTGGTCGAGGGGGCGGTAACGGTGATATTGGTGCCGGTCGGATCGAACAGCAGTAAGGCATCGATGGTCATTGGTGACTCCTTTGGTCAAAAAGCATCGAGGCCGCTCTCCGTGATGGAAAGCGGCCTCGATGCGAGCGGTGAAAGGGGCAAGCGGAAAAACTAAACCACGCGGGCTTCCGTGTTCAGGATGGCGTCGCAGGTTCTGACCGGGATGCCGCGGAACATGGTGGCGGGTTTGCCCGAGAACTGATCCATCTTCAACAGCACGTTGGTTTTGTTGGTGGCTTGAATGTCCAGCCAAGTGCGCAAAGTGCGGTTGCAATAGATGGCGGTCGATCCCATGGTCAGTCCCTCGTGAGCGGCGCCGATGGTCTGTTCCGTTCCGGCGGAAACCGGCTGGGTGGGCAAACGATGCAGGCCGCGGATCAAGCCCTTGATCAGGTCGGGCGCCGAGCCTCCCGACAGGGTGGTGACGTCGATGTTGGCCAACCGGACCACATAGCGCCAATCCCGGACGGTCAGGCCGACGTCCCATTTGTAATGGGTGCGATAGCCCTGGTAATAGTTGCCGTTGGGATCGGTCAGCGTCCATTCGCCCAGGAACTTGTGCTTCAACCCCGCCATGCTGCCCCGAGGGAAAATACCGTGAGCGGTGGACGGTCCCCACACCACGATCCACATCGAGGTGTTGGTCGATCCGGTGCCGCCCATGTCGATGACGTTGTTGGCGTTCTGGGCATTGGCGGGATTGACCGTCGAGAACCGGGGGGCAAGCCCCAGGAACCGTTCCGGGTTCACGGCGGTGTTGCCGTAGAACAGGGTCTGAGCCATCTGCTGGTTCATGCTTTCCAGGAAGGCAAGATCCTCGGACAGCAGGAACGACGAGTTGTTGCCGTTCAGGTCGACGATATCCTTGTCGATTTCGCTATAGGTTTCCAGCATCCCGCAGACGTCCACCACCTGGGCGGTGGTGCTTTTGGATTTGGGCACGCCGTAGTTCAGCAAGCGCCAGGCGGCTTGGGGCAGACCGGTGCGGACGGTGGTCTTGTGGCCGGTGGGCAGATTGCCCTCCACCCACAGCATGTCGTCCAGGATTTCGTTGGTTTGAGACAACAAATCGATAATCTTGGCGACCTTGCCGTCGTCATCGATGCGTTTGCCCCAATCGGCGTAGGTAAGGGCTGTGGCGCCAATCGTGGTCATGGATTAAAACTCCTCGTGATTGAATTCGGGATAAAAGGTTTCCCCATAGGACTTGGTCCTGCGTTTGCCGGTGGGGGCGACAAATCCGTCTTCGGACAGGGCTTTTCCGATCCGATAGAAGCAGCGCAGTATTTCCGGGTGGTTGCCCGCGCCGGTTTCGGACAGGGCATCGGCCAGCTTGCGGCCGCCGAACCGTTCGACCGCCTTTCTGGCGACGCCAAGATTGCGTTCGAAGTTGCCTCCGGCGGCCAGTTCCTTGTCGACCCGGCTTTGCTTCTTCCAGTCGGTCGAGCGGCCGTTGGTCTGGTTGCTCCACTGGGACTGCATGGTCTGGATTTGGCGGGAGTAAAAATCCACCAAACGCTGCGCTTGGTCTTGGCCCAGTTCCAAATCCCTGGCCAGGGATTTAAAACGGTCCAGGGTCTCGAAATCGGCGTCCATGCCCTTGGGCAATTGGAAATCGTCGTAATCGTCCGGTGCGGATTGGCCCGGCGATCTTCGCCCGTGCGGGGACGGCAGACTTAACAAGGGATCGTTCATCATTGGTGTTCTTTCGCTTCGGTCATCATGGTTGGGAACTGTTCGGGGCACAGCGCGTTGATGTCGGCGATGACCATAAGGCCGACATTGCGGGTGCCTTCGTTGAAGTAGGTGGTTTCGTCGCCGGTAAAGCTGGTGCGGAAGACTCCGCAGCGCTCCAGCAGCCACCATATCCAGCGGCGGCCTTCGGCCGTCGCCATCACCGCCGTGAAGGCGGTTTGCCGTTTTGCCTCGGCCCTCTGGGCCTGTTGCAGCAAAAGTCGAGTTTGGGGATCGGCGGCGAAATCGCCGTCGTCCGAATCCTGATTGGTCATGTGAAAACTCCCAAAACAAAAAGCGCCCAAAGGTTTCCCTTCGGGCGCTTCTATGGCGGTGTCTCTTGTCTATTCTGAATCGGTTCCGGTGTCAACGGAAAAAACGATAATCGGAAAAATATTTCCGTTTATCGGTTTTAAGGCGCGCGATGGATCATGATTTCCACTTGGGCCAAGGGCTCGTCCACGACGCGGTCCGACCGCTCGCCGTTCGAGGTAAACACCGGAACGCGTAGCGAAACCTTACGGTAGGCAACCTCCCGATCGAGACCGTCAATCAAGACAGTGTCGGTACTTCCCAATGTCAAAACGGCGCCGTTCATCTCAAAGCCGATCATTGCGGTTCCATGGTCTATTTTGGCTTTGCTCTCGATGACGATGTTGGCGTTTGTTTCGGTAAACAGTCCCAGTTTCCCTTTGCAAAGAATTCCTTGCACACAGGTTATTTTGGTCACGGTATTGCCTGCGAAACCGCCGAATTGATGAAGGCTGATGATATAGGTTTTGGACTCGTCTGCCTGGGGAGTCGTACATATGGCAAGTGTGAAAAGAATAAACGCCACGATATTTGACTTCATAGTGCCAATGATATTGGAAAAAAATGTCATACTGTTCTCCTAAATTCAAATCTGGTCCCTAATATGAAAGTATTTATTCACATCCGGCGAGGTCGGATAAAGATCAATCCTATCTTCTACATCAGGAAGTGGAATCTGAATTGGATCATTCGGTGCTTCTGGGTTGGGAATGCGGCTCGGGTTTCTATCGTCTGGTATGCTGTGATCGGGTATGTTTGTGCCAGGAATCATTCTTGGTGGAGGTGGAGGAAGTGTTTCGTGGTCAATTCCATCATTGCTGCTTGCGTTTAATTGTCCACTCGCCCCACTCAAGCCATTATTGTTAGTGGAATACTCGCGTCCCGTCCAGTTGACGTTGTCTAGGGAACTCAGTTGGTCCAAAGCCTACGGAGGAGGGGAGGCTGAGGGTATTTGTCCCATGCACATTTTTTACTCCATATGCTGATATTGAAAAAACCAAAAGCGCCCGAAGGTTGCTCTTCGGACGCTTTTATGGCCGTGCGTCTTGTCTACTCTGGATCGGTTCCGGTGTCAACAGCAAAAACCGATAATCGGAAAAATTTTTCCGTTTACCGGTTTTTCGCCAGCGGTGGCAAGTTGTTTTCGCCTGACCTAGTGTTGGTGTTGCAGTTGTTGCGGCTGGCTCCGCAGGAGACGATTGGTCCAGGTTGACGGATTGGTCCTGGGACTGATCGATGACTGCATAGAGCCATGGATATTCTGGATAATGTAGAGGCGAGGATGTTGATAGTTCAATAATCAATCATGACGTTTATTTCTTACTTTTTAATCCATCCCAATTATTATAAATCTTTCGAAGATATGGCAGCACAGCAATTTTCCATATTAACTGTGATAAAGAAAAAATGATAGACAGCTCTAGCCATTTTGGTGCTGACTGGACAGGGAGCAGATCAGTGATAACAAATATTAAATAAATAACTATGCCATTACTTATTATCTCAGCTAGGATAGGCATGGTATAAATCCGCCAGACTGCATTCTTTCGTGTTGCGATGATACATCGTTTTCCGCGTAAATGTAAATGTGGTCCGCAAACATTCTGTTCTATGGACCCCAAAAATTCAGTCGGTATATCCCGGTGATCCTGGATCTCCGGGGCTCACCCCATCTAATGGCTTGTCTGGCAATTTAGGTGGATCGGGAATATGTGGGACTGCATTGGGAGCATAATAACTTCCCAAGCCTCCTAACAATCCTCCTATAAAAGCACCCCAGCCGGAAAAAAGGCGTTCCCCAATTCTTGAGCCAGCGATACCACCTGTGAGACCGGTGGCCCTACGGGCAAAATCATCAATATTGTTTTGTTGCTCCGGTGGTTTGACAGAAACCGCAGGTGATTTGGGCTGATCCGTTTCGTTTGTTGGGGCAATCGATATGGTCGCTCCTGTCAAGGTTGCCGCATCAGACCCATCCGCCGGCGGGGTAGCGGTGACGGCGATATCGTTTGGGTCGGCGGGTGTATAGGGCAAGGGTTGCGCCGCGCTGAAGTCGATGGGGGCGTTGGGATCGGGCGCGGGCGTCGTCAAGGAATCAGTGACCGCCCCGCCGCCGGACTGGCCGGTATCGGTTGCGGCGAGTTTTGGATTGGCCGGGTGTGGTTGGGGCGCTGCGGTGTCAGTTTATCTTTGAATATGCATACCCGCTAGAACTTTCCGCAGGATATGTCTATTGCATTTGCTATTGTTACAGAACAGCATCACTGTAAATTCAGTTGAGTGATATTCATTTGTGTCTGGTCGTAACAAAAAATAAATATACTCACTTTTTTTACTATTGTTTTCACAAGTGTAGAACATGAGGCCATTGACGTTAAAATCAGTCAGCTTCCCCTCTTTTCCGCGGCAGGTTTCGGGCGAAAGATCGATCGCTGTCTTTGCTTCGATTGATGTATTGTAGGAAGCAAAAACATGGATACGATTGGATTGGTTAAAGTGCGAGCAATCCTTCGAATCCAACAGAAGAACAAAACCATGATTTGGTGCAGGTGGTTGTTCGCTGCAAACGGTTTTGCCATTTGGTAGATCAACATGAAAACCGTATTGTTCGTTCTCGTATGTGCCCGCTTCTGCGCAATATCCACTGAGAAACACGAAAAGATTTATAAGGATGGCAATGAGTCTCATTGATCGTTTTTCCAGGCTTGTGTGCGCGGACCTACTGAACGAATTGTATTTACCACTTTTTGCTCCCAATTCGGGTCCACAGAGTTGTACCTTTTCCACCCATCCACTGGCTGCCCATCAATTTTTCCTTGCATACGTCCAGCAAAATCTTCGGGACTCCCTGCACCTCTGACTTGATCACCATAGGATTTTTCCCATTTATCGACGGCATCCTGAACGGTGGAAAAGCCGATATTGTTTTTACCAGCTTCTGTCATGCCGAAGGGATTATTTAGTGCCTGATTGTGATCGTCTAAATACCCGCTTTCATGCGCAGACAAGCCAAGTATATAACTTTCAGGAAGTCCCAGTCGAGAGGCTAATCCACTCAATGGCCCGTAAATTTTGTTGAAGAACCTTGTATTTTGAGGTGAGTTCTGGACTTTAGGGGGGGCAATGACGCCAGAGTTTGCTCCTGTGCCGCTACCAATCGTTTGCGTCCCCTCATTCTGCGCCAGTTGGTTTTGAGTTGCGGGATTTCTGATGTCGTTTGTGGCGTCGGACATGGTGCCGGTATCGGTTGCGGTGAGTCGGGGTGGCGCGGTTCCAGGCCGGGGCCAGCTCGGGATGGTCGGCCACCAGCCGGTGCAGGCTGGTCGCGGCATGGGTCAGCACCCGGTCGAGCAGGGCTTTGCGCTCGGCCCTGGTTTGGTTGCGTTCGGCCCGTTCCGCGTCGTCCACCCGCGCTTGCACCGCGTGGCGCAACAGATCCTCGAACTCGGCGTCGCCGTCCTTCTCGCCTCCGGCCACGGCGGCGACCTTGCCCAGCCAGTCCTGACGCGGTCCCAGC